GTCGGGCGTCGGGGTCTGGACCTGGAGCAAATCAAGTGGCGGCGCGCGCAGATCGCGGAACTGGAGGACGCCGATTTCCGCACCGAATACGCCGAAGATGCGGATAGCTGCTGGGTGGCGGCCGGCGGCATGTTCTACGACGCGGCGCTGCTCCGCGCATTGCTCCAGCGCGCACCAGAGCCGATCGAGACGCATCTGAATGGCACGCTGCAGATCTTCTCCCATGTGCAGCCTGGCGAGCGCACGATCGGCGGGTGCGATACGGCAGAGGGCGGCGGCGGCGATCGCTCCGCGTGGATCGTCCGCGCCTTTCCATCGCTCCGGCTCGTTGCCACCTGGGCGGATGCCGCGGCCGCCCCGACGGAAGGCGCGGCGCTGCTCAATACCTGGTCGCGCACCCGCTTCAATCTGCCCTTCTGGGTCGTCGAGAAGAACGCGCACGGCATCACCTGGCTCCGCAATCTCCGCGACACGCATGCCTATCCCGTGGACAAGTTCTATCACCGGGAGACACTGGACAGCCAGTTTGACGGCCCCGTTTCCGATCGCATTGGCTGGGCCACGACGGCGCAATCCAAGCCGCTCATGCTGGACGCCGGGCGCGAGCTCCTCCAAGGCGCCAAGGACGGCACCGTGCCCCTGCCGCCAGCCGCTGTGGTGCGTGATGCGCTGGGGGTCCGGCGCGGCATCGCTGGCACCGCGCAGCTCACCGGCAAGGACCTGCTCGTCGCCGATATGCTGCTCTGGCTCGGGCGCGAGGCATGCGCGCGCTCCGAGATGGGGCGTCCCGGGCTCGCCTATCTCTAACCCCGAACGGATCCTATGACCGCGCCCACGAGTGCCTTCCTGCAGATCGAGACCACGCCGTCCGGCGTTCCCGGCGCGCAGAAATCCTGGCTCGAGTTCCAGCATCCGGAATACGTGCTCCGGCGCCCGAAATGGGTGATCGCCACTGATGTCTATACCGGGGATGTGGTGACCCCGGCCAAGCTCCCGCGCTATCTCGTGCAGAAAGCGCAGGGCGAACACACGAAGGCGTTCGAGGAGCGCATGCGGATCGCGGACTACACGCCGCACTTCGCCACGGTGATCGATGGGCTCGTCGGCATGCTCTTCGCCGTCGAGGAAGAAGCGACGCGCATTTTCCAGGATGACACCGGGCACGGGCTCGGTGATCCGGATGATCCCGACACGATCATCGGGCGTCTCTGGCAGCACGCTGACCCGGACGGCAACGGCTGGCTCACGGTGTTCAAGGAGCTGGCCTCCGAGCTCTGTACGACGCACGTGCACTGGCAACTTGTCTATAGCCAGGGCGAGCGCGCGATGCTGCGCAATATCTCGCCCCTGGCGGTGCCGAACTGGCGCTATGAAAAGGGCGTGCTGTCGGAGGTGCTGCTCGAAGAGACGGTCGATGCGCGCACCTCGATCCAGTCCCGGCCGAGCGATATGACGCGGCAGTTCATGCTCTACCGGCTGGACGGGTTCCAGCGCTACCGGCTGACGCAGGACAATGACCGGCCCGACATCATGTCGGCGCCGCTCCCGGTCGATGCGGCGACTGGTGGTGTCGAGGGCGAGGACTTCGGCACATACCGTTTCGTGGGACCCACGGGCGAGCCCGCGCTCCCGATCTATCCCGTGCGCTTGGCATTGAAGCGCGACGTGGGCTATCTCTGGGCGCGAAAGGCACTCGCCATTTTCAACCTCGAGTCCGTGCGCGATGCGGTGATCCGCTCGTTCGGCTTCCCCAAGTTCCTCATCGAGGGGACCCGCGCGGAATACGAGACCATCCGCGAGGATATCAGTCAGGGCTGGAATTTGATGCATGTGCCGCCGACCGCGCAGCGCCCGCATTCGTTCGTGGCGCCGCCCTCCGATCCGGCCAAGATCGCGACCGACATCCTCATCCGGAAAGTCGATGAGTTCTACAACACCGCGCACCAGGCGTATGGCGATAGTGCGCGCGAGCGCACGGCCACCGAAGCGCGGCAGGATGTGGCGCGGGGCGCCGGCGCGTTCCTCAATTTGCTCAAGACGACCATCGACGATGCCGAGAACCAGGCCGCATGGCGCGTCGCGCAGATCGAGCTCCCGAAGGATCGCAAGTCGTGGTACGTCGCGCGCGTCGAACGCTCGGACAATTTCCTACCGGCGGACCCGGACATCGGCATCGAGCGGCTGCAGAAACGCGTCCTCGGCACGGACCGCGCGGTGCCCGTGGGCATCATCGGGAAAGTCACCGCTGCGCTCCAGATCGCGAACTGGCAGGGGCTGGGTGCCGACGAGGATCAACTGACGGCCGACATCACGGCGCGCGAACTGCTGGACGTGTTGACGTTGCAATCCGGTGTGCCGATCCCGCCGGTGCTCATGCAGTACATCGTCGCGCTCAAACTCGTGGCGATCGGCAAACTGCCGCTGGACGCGGCCGAGAAACTGCTCAGCGATGCGGAGGTGACCGCGGCATTGGCTGACGTGCTGACGACGGCGCAAGCCAAGGCCACGACCGCGCAGCGCCAGGCGGAAGCGTTCCCTGGACTGGCGAGCGGTCGGAACGGCGGCCTTCCCCCCAAGCCGACCGGCGGCGATCTCGCGAAGAACGCGAGCACGGATGAAGGCACACGGCCCAATGGCAGCGATCGCGCCGTCCGGCTCTCGGATGAAATCTTCTGAGCGCCGGCGTGCGGTGATGCGCCATGGCTGATCCGATTCCCTATGTCGCGGCCGTCGAGCTCGCGCGGCAGCAGATGGCGGCGCTCGACCGGCGGGCGATCCGTGCGATCGAGGCCGCGGTGCTCGCCTTCGCCGCGCGGATTGCTGGGGAGCTCGCCGCGCTGGATCGCGGCCCCGTGCGCGCGGTCGCGCCAGTCGCGGCCGTCGGCGCGATCGAGACCCAGCGCGCGGCGCTCGCCGCGTCCTACGAGATCCTGATCGGCGAAGCCGAGCAGCTCGAGACGCTGCTCACGCGTACCGTGGTGGCCGGCACCGATGCGGCGTTCCGCGACGTGCTCCAGATTTGGCAGCGCGCCGAACGCGCCGCTGTCGAGCAATTGGGTGAGGAGGCGCTACTCGGTGCCGGCGCGACGGGGAATCTCACGATCGTCGCCGCCTACGAATCGCTGGCCGCCGAGCGCACATGGCGCACCGCGCTCCGAGGCTATGTGGACGACGCGGCCGCCGAGATCAATGCGCTCATCCGCGCCGGTCTCGTCTCTGGCATCCGCCCGCGCGAGCTCGCGGCGAGACTCCGCCCCTATATCGAGGGCGCCGACGCATTCTATGAGGCGTTCCCCACGCGCGACGCCGCGATCGCCGCACTGCGATTGGCGGAGCAGCGGCTCCCGGCGGACGTGCGGAATGCGGCCGCCGAGATCCGGTGGAAATCGCTCCGGATCGCGCGGAGCGAGATCCAGCAGGCCACGTTCGAGGCCGCGCGGCTCCATGCGCTCGCCGATCCCCTGATCGATGGCGGCATCTGGACGCGCTCGCCCGATCGTGGCCCGTCGGCCCGCGTGCCGGATATCTGCGACGCGCTGGCGACGAACGATTTCTATGGGCGCGGGCCGGGCTGGTATCCCATCACGCACATCCCAGAGGTGCCGCACCCGAATTGCCGGTGCAGTATTACGCCCACCGTGCGCGCGCTGGACGAGGCCGCGAACCCCAAGCTCGCGCCGGCCCGGATCCTCACGCTCGACGCGGCCGGCATGGGCCACACGACGACGGTGCGCCAGGGCGAGGCGATCCGCGCGCAGCTCGCGCGGCTCCTGGCCGAAGCGGCGCGCGAGCTCTCGCCGGGCGAGCTGGCATTGCTTGCGCAGTCGCAGGCCACGGGCCGGGACTGGCTCCGCCGGCGCGGCCCTCTGCTCACCGTGGTGCGCTAATGCCGACGACCCGCATCTATGTCGACAAGGCGCGAGTGCAATCGAACCAGCGGACCGGTGCCACAGACCCGGCCATCGTGCTGGTCGATGAGGCGGGATGCACGCGGTTCGCCAGGCGCGTCAGCGTGCGCGAGGCGATCGTGACGCAGGACCTGCCGGACCGCCCGGCCACGGTCGCCCTGGCAT